CGCCACCGTATCGCGCGGCCGCGCGGCGGCCAATGGGAGCACCACTGTAATAGACGCCCTGCAGCGCCCACGTGTCGGCCCCGTCAGGGTCGGTGCCTGAATAGACGGACGCTTGCCCCTGACTGCTCATGGCGACGAGGTGATCGTCGGCACCGTTGCCGTCATCAATCGTCCAGGTGATGATCTGGTTGAGGTATCCACCCAACGTCCACATCACGCCAAAATCGAACTGTGTCGCTACGCCCGTTATCTGGTCGGGCGGCATGTACCACGCGCGGGTCGAGTTCTTCTCGACGAACCACAGTCGTTTCTGGTGGATGAAGCAGTGGATGAGCGCCTTGGGATCGACGCCTGCAATCGTGTTGCCCGAACCGTCACCGGCAGAAACAGTTACGACGGCACCGTTGGGCTGCACCCAGATCAGGTTGTCCTCGCCATTCACAGCTACGAGGCTGACGCCACCGGCACTCGACAGATTCACGTGCTGCCAACGGGAGTTCTTGAGTCCGGTCAGCACCTGGACAGCCGCGACGTTCGGTGCGGTCACATCGTACATCGTGCCGACAAGCCCGTCCTGGGCGAAGGCGAACAGTTTGGGGTCGCTCTTGTTGTGCGAACACAGCGACTCGACAGCACCGAGAATGTTGGTCACATGCTTACGGTATCCGCGCCTGATCTGCACACCGTAGGGCTGTGCGTAGAAGTTCCGCAAGACGAGGGCAAACCCCTCGGGCATCTGAACGAGGGAGTCGTAAGCGTTCAGCCCCTTGATAGGGGCAGGGCGCGTGGTGACGTTGCTCACCTGTTGGACAGCATCAAATTTCATGGAGATGACCCGTTGCCGACGTTCCACGAACCGTCAGGAATGTTGTTGATGCCAATGAGCATCGACCTCGCGCGGGGCGCCAGGGTGAGCACAGGCGCGCCCTTGTTCTTGCCGATCCGCGCCTCCCACGTGCCGACGAAATCCTTGCTGTAGGCTGTCGTGTCCAGACCCTTCGCTTCCCAATACTTCAGCTTGAGGTAGGCCGAGATCACCCACGGATCGAACAGGATGATGTCCTCGTCGGCCAACACCTCGTTGGTGAAAGTGTTGGCTGTGACGGAGGACTGAACCCACGTGTCGGCCACATACTCCATTGCGATTTCGGAGGTCGGAGGAGTGCTTGGAGGAGTGCCGCTTGACGGGAACAGTTCAAGAAATCCGCCGACTACACGGTAGCGGATGCGCGGCCCAGAGGACAGCAGACCACCCTTCAACCACTGCCATTCCTGTGCTGTCTTTGGCCCGAGCAGAGGCCAGTGGTTCGTGCGATCCCACTGGGTCTGATCGAGGAAATAACTCCAGTCGGCAGGGAGTGGCTGTTTCAGCACCAGACCATCAACTGTGCTGTTGGCGGTGTTGAACACATATTCCTTGGTGAGTTGCTCCCAAGGAAAACCTATCACCATGTCGGTTCCCGCCCTGTTCAAAAGGCCGAGCATCTGTTGAACAGTTATGTCCGTGGATGCGACGAGTTGGGCCGGTTTGTTCAGACCCATCTCGATCATCGCCTGTTGCACGACCCAGATTGCAGTGCGGTAACTCATGGCTGTTCCTTATGCGGCTTTCTTGCCGGATGACTTGACGGTGGGTTCGGGTTCGGCAGGCTTGGTGTTCGACTGTGCCGCCATGAGTATCGCCATCTGCGCCTGCATCGTCGCCAGTTGTTGTTTGAGTTCGGCCTTCTCTGCATCCTCTGCCGCGAACAGCGTTTGCTCAAGCCACATCGAGGCGCGCTTGCACAGTTCGTGACCACCCATGATCGACTGTTTGCCGGTGTCGGACAATTCGGCCAGTTGCTCGACTGTGAAGATATTGCGGTACTTCAGTTCCGCAATCAGCGAGGGCTTCGTGAAAAGGAACGGGAAGTTCCCCAACGGAGTGCCGGACGCCGCTTCCATCTGCGACGACTTCCATTCGCGATACTTCGCGCCGAAGCGATCCATGTAGTATTTGACCGGCGACACGATGGAGGTTAGCTGTGAGCCAGGAGTCCGAATGGTGATCATGTCGACGTCGTTGTAAATCGGGCGTCCGGCCTTGGTACTGTTGGCAGGGTGGAGCACGGCTTCGGTGTGGAATTTGACATACAGCTTGTCATCCTTCTCGTACAGTTGGCTGTTATCCACATCATCGAGATTCCGCAATGGGGAGAACTCTGAGGGGATGCTACTTACGTCGAACGTCGACATTTCATTCTGGTTCATGGCTTTTATCCTTATATCGCGTGGAATTGAGGGAAACCTTGGTCGTGCCACGCTGCATCATCCAAGGGGTTAGTACGAATTGACCGGCACTATCTCAGCAATCAGGGCCATGTTCGAGAAGGTGATTGTTTCATTGACGGATGACTTGACCTGCATCGAATAATTGACCGCAGTCGCTTCATAAACGAGAGCCGTGAAAGTTAACGACTCGATCTGAGTGTTGGAGGACAGCACAATGGACTGCGCCCAGATGGTCGGAACACCGGCCTCGTACAACGTGAAGGTGATGGTACGAGCACTGTTCGTCCCTTGCAGCAGATCGGCGGTGAAAGTGAAGCGGGTGGTGCCTTTATCAACGCGCCCAATTTGGCCGGACACGGCAGTCGCAGTCATTTCACCATTGGCCGACGTGATGTCAGCGGAGGTAAACACCAGTGGAGCATCGACTGTGGTCACAGCTTGAGCAACCCCCAACTGGCGCTCCAGAAGGGCATATGCAGGGCGCACCGCATTGATGAAGTCGGTGTAGTACCCGCGAAGGATTGCCGGAGTAATCGCCCCAATAGCGTTGTCTGGAAAATCTACTGTCAGTTGCGACAGCAGTTCCACCATTGATTTGCGTGCCATTAGCTGAACCCGTCCGAAAAGCCGCTGCTGAAGGAGTTGGTTGCCGAGGGGTTCGGAGCCAACGGAAATATCTGATTGCCGTACAGGTAGTATGCAATCCGCGTGAGCGTATCAATGACGATGGGGGTGCCTTCACCCGACGCAAAATCGCGCAGTATCGGCACCCCTGCCTTCGTCCTGATGTAATAACTCATGGGGGTGCGGCTGAGAAGCGCAGACCTGTCGGAACACCGATCTGTCCGACCATGTAGGTGTAGATGCCTGGAACAATGGCCGAATAAAAACTGCCGTCCCATGACATAGCGATGCGTCCTGGGCCAACGTAAGGGCCGATCTGCACCGACAGGTTTCCTGAAATGCCAGGGAACTGAACGCCACCTGTGTTCTCAACTCGAAATTCGTCGGTATCAACAGCCTGAACCAATACGACTGTGCCACCCGCATACACGGCATCGGGAGCAAGCGTTCCGGCAGCAGGGGCCGCACGGAACCCCGCAGAACTGGGAGAGATAGTGGCAGGTGTGATGGTAAAGTCCTTGGTGACGATGACAGGTGCGCCACCGGCAGCAGTCACAGCTAACACGCCACCAGGAGTGAAACCTACCCCCTGATGAAAAAATCCAGGGCCAAGGACACCAACCTCGATCTCACCGTTCGGGCCATAGGGCATTGCCCCAGGGCCGTAATCGGTTGCCTGTGTTGCTTGCAGTCCGACGATCTCACCCGCAGCATTGAACGGAATGCCTTGGTCATACATGGTAATCGGGCCTGCCCCATAAACGACTTGGTTCAACGCATTGAACGGCAGACCACGAAAATGATAGGTGATCGGCCCCCCACCTACGGGGAGCCGACCATTTGAGTCCATCAATCCCTGAAAGACTCCAGACATGACTTAGGCGATGATAACTGCAGTTGCCGCCGAGGTCACAGTCAGCGTATTCACCGGATTGCGACCAGTAACAGTCACAGTTGCCGTCTTGCCAACATCGGCCGCTACGACAGTGTAGGTGGAAGCGGTGGCTCCCACTACCGGCACACCACCGACGTTCCACTGGTAAGTGAGCGTCGGCGTCGGCGTACCCGTCCAGGTTCCGGCTGCCGTCAGGACTTGCCCGACCTGTGCCGTTCCCGTGATGTTGGCGGCGACTGTATTGAGGACTGCCGCTGCTGCCGCGCCAACTGCCCATGACAGCGTTTCCGCGTCGGTGACACCAGGGATAGCCGTGTAGGTCGGCGTCTGCACCGTACCGGCAGCAGCAAGCTGACGAACGACGGTATCATCTGCTGCGACGAAGTCCTCGGGTTTCGGCTCGGACGAAGTCAAACCGAAGCCAAACCCGATAAAGTTGGTGGTGCAGCCGCGACCACTGGTGGTCGAGTCGATCAGACCCCGCGCTGCTGCGATGTTGGGTTGTTGACCTACCAGCCCAATTAGTGCGCCTGCTACTCCGCTCATGATTATTCTCCTTTACTTCTTTGGAGGGCGCTTGCCCTTGGATTTGCAGCCCATGTCAATCTCCTTGAAGGAGCAGGGTGGGTCGGGCGCTTTCAACTTCCCGACCTAACGCCTCACGGCCACCCTGCAAACCTTTACTCGACCACAATGCCCGAGAACTGCGAGCCACTGGAGGTCAGGTTGCCGGCCCAGGCCAGGATTTGCACGGCAGCGTCTTGGTTGACGCTGTAGCGCTGTCCAGGCGACAGGGGCACCATGTTCCGCTGGCTATGCGGACGATACTTGATGTACTTGGTGTTGAGGAAGTACATCGTCTTGGTAGGCACGCCGCCAACCGCACCTGCCGAACCGTCGCTCTGCCAGTTGATCTGCAGGCCACCGTCGAGCACCACGTCGGCGTCCATGTACTTCATGGACACGAAGCCGAGCTTGGCCTCATCAGCCGAGGTGAAACGCTGGATGTTCTGCAACGAGGCAGTGTAATAGGCCCAGTAGGCATTGTCCATCACGACCAAGTCGGGACGGTCAGTGCCGCGCACGAGGCTGGCCCACATGGCGTTCATCACCGACTGGATGTTCGCAGCAGTGGTTGCCACACCGAGGAAGGTGGAGGCATCCAGGGACTGGTTCTTCCAGAACAGCCAGGTGGCACGATCAATGCCGCCGTAGTTGTTGGTCGGGGTAGCGGGCACCGCAACCTTCAAGCCGTCAATCTGCTTGCCGCCGAAGGCAGAGCCATCGGAGTAGATGCCGGTAGCGATCAGGTTGGCCATAGTGCTCTCGGCCACAGCCATACGGGACTCCAACAGATCGATGATCTGCTCCTTACCGGCGTTCTGGAGTTGCTCCAGGCCGCTGATGGTCACAGGGCACGCAGCCTGCTTGATGTTGAACTGGGCGGCGCCGATGACGTCAGCAGCAGCGACCGGCAGCGTCTCATAACCGCTGTAGAAGCCCGCATTGCCATTGGAGGCGAAGCTCAGTTCCTCCAGGATGACGTTACCACCACTGAAGGTCTTGATGTTGCCACGTTGCTTGAGGCGGCCCAGGAGGGCGTTGTTGGCGGTGACGTTGTCCGCGATTTGACCGGTGCGCGACTGAATGGTCGTCGCGATGATGTCGGTCAGCGTCGAGATGGGGAAGGCCATGATTGTACTCCTTGAAAGATGGGAAGGGTTTTCATGTCGGTTCTTCCGTGATGGGTGGCGTTACCACTTCACCAGGCTCAACCGGCTGAGAGCCTTTCGCTTTCATCAGAGCACGTGACTGCATAACAGTCGTGCGGTACGGCTCAGGGATTTCATCCAGAAACCCCCGATTAGGGAACAATGGCCCGATAATGGCTTGAAGCAATGCCCTCTCAGTCACAACCGTTGTCCTCCAAATGCTGCTTCAATGGCCCCACGCAAAGAGCCGTCACCCCCGTTGAACTGACCTCCACCACCGGCTGGCGCTCCTGAGATGCTTGATCCAGCTGCCTTGGCCTTGAGAGCGGCCTGGTGTTGCTGGGTAGCGGAACTCACAGTGGATTGCCTTTCCATCTGGCCGTAAGTGTCGGGGTTCATGCGTATAGCGCGATTATAAGCCTCATCTAGCGATAAGTAAATACCACGACGCGAAAATAAATCTATCAGGTCAGCCATGTCGGTACGCACTTCGTCAAACATGGGATACTTGGGGTCAACAGCCATAGATTCGACTGTTTGGGTGACCTCCTGTTGCGAGCGCATCTTTGCCGCCTCACGATCTTGCATGATCGGCGCCAGGGCTTGTTGCAATTGCTGCTGTACGATGGCAGCAATGTCAGTACCAGCAGGAGCACCTACGATAGCAGCAGTAGCAGGATTCAGTTTCGCAGACAGGGCTGTATCCAACTCTTTCACATCAATGCCGTAGTCTATGATCAACTCGGCCAAGTACGCAGCCCGACCCTGAGCGGGGCCAGTGGAGAGCTTCATGTCGGCTTCAAACAGGTTGGCCGTGGCCGTGATGGGGTCCAAGCCGCGCTGCTTCACCATCCCCATGTAGGGGGCAACCACCTGCTTGTATTGATCAGCCAATTGCCGGTCGGGGGCAGACTGCGACAATGCTCGGTTGATCTCAATCTCGCGCCTGTGAATCTCCTGGCGGGTCTTCAACGGCAACGCGGCCCACTCTCCCTTGGCGTCCTGCTTCCATGAAGCTGGGGCGCGGTCAATGCGATGGCCCTTGGCCTCTTCAGCAGCCTTGGCCGCATCAGGCTTTACAGTATCAGTGGGGTCAGCAGGCTTCTCCGGTGCTGCCGCAGCAGCTGGCGCTTCCGTAGCGGCAGGGGCAGCGGTTGAGGCGTCAGACGCTTCAGCAAGTGATTGTGCAGGAGGGTCAGCAGGAGGGGCCGGCTCACTCGTCGCTGCGACAGGAGCTGCTGCGGTTGCTGTTTCGGCTTCAGTAGTGGCTGTTTCAAGGGCTTCTCGCAATGACGGTGGCATGATTTATCCTTTTATTTGAATGAATTGTGGTGACGCTGGTCTGCTACTTGATGCATGATGCGCTTGCGGGTTTCCTGCTCTTGCTTGGAACGAGTTACCCCATTGCCGTAGGTTCTTGGTTGGAGACCTTTGAGGTCTTGATTGGGGATAACATCATGGCGGCTACAATGCTCACGCATAGCAGCACGCCCCTCGACCACGGAACCATCGATGGGACTGACAAAGCGATGATTGTCTCCTATGACCACAGGGGAGTGCTGCTCGGGGAGTTCATCCACTCCGACCTCATACGCTACCCCTTTGATGTAAATCCACCGATGTCTAGCCATTGCTGGTCTCCTTGGGCGCTGCAGCAGCCTTCGCCTTGGCGATGGCCGCGTCTTGTTCTGCCTTCGCCGCGTCTTGCTGCATCTTCATTGAAAACTCTTCGCGCATCTGCTGCATTTCCTGCATGAACATTTGCATAGACTGCTTCATATCCATCATGAACTGAATCTGTTGTTGCTGAAGCTCCTGGGCCTTGGCCTGCTGCTCCATCTGGAGACGCTGAGCATCAGCCGCTAGTTGTTGCTGCGACTCGCGCTCCTTGCGAGCAGCATCAGCCTCAGCGGCTTGTTGCTCCATCTTGAGCTTCTCCACCTCAGGGTCTGGTGGGGGAGGTTCCAACTTGGCTTGCTCTTGCTGCTGCGTAAATTCCTCGATGTATTTGTCGAACACTCCCTCGATGTCCTTGCTAATCCTGAAGCCGGCAACGCCGAATTGGAGGAGTTGGAGCATCAGCGGGATCAGTTCAGGTGCGCCCTGCCCAACAGTCGAGGCTGATTGGAGGAATGTCGCCACCGCGGTCAGGAACTCGGTGCGTTCTGTCTTCTGCTGATTATAGTCGATCATGGCCATAGAGTCGGCCTGGATAGCAACGCGCCACTCCATGCCTTGCTCATTGCCCTTTAGAAGTTTCAGGGCAGGGATGACGAACTGCTGATCCTCTGGGGACATGTGTTCCACGTTCGCCATCTTGGCCAGGATCATCGGGTCGAAGTGCTTGACCAGAATCTCAGCCTTGATCTGGAGGATTTCCTCAGCGAAGCGGGTCACCTCATCCTGAAGGGTCTGCATATGGACGCCAGCGAACTTGGCCTTGAGTTCCTGTGCGCCGAGG